GGAAGAACATTGACTTGGATGAGTTCGGCAATGCGGTCACACGGCGGGGTGCGGCCCTCACAACTGGCTATCTCGTGTGGGAAACAACCGAAACCAACTGGGAAGCACAGGGTCAGTTGTGGAATGGCCTAACCGCCCCCATAAAGGGTGTTGCCTACTTCGATACGGGAGCAGCAGAGCGACTCGTCTTGTCAGACGGGGGAACAACCCTAAAGACTTCAACGGAGTCAGGAGATTTTACGGTGGTTTCCGGTAGTTCTATCGCAGCAGGTGCTACGGTTGAGTTTGCACAGTTAGTTAACAGGCTGTACTACGCTGATGGCGATGGAGCGTTGCGCTACCTAGACTCCTCCGCAGCAAACCAAACAATCACAGCAAATAAAGTTACTTCAATCGAGATAACCGAGAAGGGGCTAGGCTACACCAGTGTTCCGACCATTACATTCACCGGCTCCAATACAACTCCCGCAGCTGCTACGGCTGTTCTTGGTTACGGCGGCAAGGTTGTTAGCGCGACAGTGGATACGGCTGGCTCCGGATACTCAACCACTGCCCCGCCGACCATAGCGTTTACTGCCGCGCCATCAGGCGGGACTGACGCAAAGGGTGTTGTTCACCTTTCCCAGACTCCGCTCAAGCCCAAGCTACTCGTCTCTGCGAACAGTAGGCTTTTTGCAACCAGTGCGGATGCCTCGATTCCCGATGACACAATTTACGTTAGCGATATTCTGGATGGCGAGTCTTGGGATTTGATTGGTAACAGCATCCGAGTCGGTGGTGGTGATGGCGACCCCATCGTAGCCCTGACACCTTGGTATGGCTACAATATGCTGGTGTTCAAGGAGCTTTCAATCTGGGTGATTGAAGCTGACCCGTCACTGTCAGTTGCTGATTGGACAATCAAGCTAATCAATAACCGGACGGGTTGTGTTGCGGCACGAACTGTCCAGCAGGTTGGCTCGGATGTGCTGTTCCTTTCCCGTGACGGCGTTCGCTCTATCAAGACGATTGAGGCGGGAGCGCAGACTGACGTTTCCCTACCCGTAAGCACCCCCGTCAATGACTTAATTGGCCGAATCAATCAGTCTCAAATTAGCAAGTGTTGCGCGGTCTACTGGCGCAACCGTTATCTGCTTTCCGTCCCTCTAGATTCAGCCACAACCCCTGACAGGGTTCTATGCTATCACCTCCTTGCAAAATCTTGGACAGGCCACTGGTCAGGATGGGAGCCGAGAGACTGGGTGATTACAGCCTTCGGTGGCAAGCTCCGGATGAACTTTGGCGACCAGAGAGGGCAGCTTTATACTTGGGATGACTACACTGCGGAGGACTCCACTACGGCAGAAACCTACAAGGATGGCGCGACAGCTTATGAGAGTTACATCAAGTCCAGAGCCTATCGTTATGGGGAGACTTGGGGAGATAAGATAGGTTACTCGGTGCAGTTCAATCTTGAGAACATCCACTCCACAGCAATCACATCTAACCTATACTACTACAAAGACTTGAGTGATTCAGCGCAAACGCTTGCGAGTAGTGTCAGCCTGACGGCAGACACCAATCTGATTAGGGAGGGTTACAACCTGCTCCCGAAGGGAAGGTTTAATCAGATTCAATTTAAGGTACAGGCTGACGAGGGCAGACTTGCGCTGCACTCGATAGAAACGTCAGCATTTGGACAACCAATTAAACCGGAACGATGAGCGATAGTACCGTACAGTACCCAGATAGCACCAGAGAGATGGCAGAGTTCCTGTCTGGCAACCTTGATTACCTCAAGGAGTGGGGTGACGAGAAGGTTCTGGGATGGTTACAGTGGTTTGTTAATAACGGACGATATTATGCGGTTTCCAAGGACGGAAAGCTGGTAGGATTGACACTTGTGCGATATGTTGATACAGAAGAACAGTGCTACGAGCATTATACGGACACCGAAGGCCCGATTTGCTATATAGAAGCCTCTGTTAGTCGGTATCCGAAGTCCCTAAATGCGATGTACTGTATGATGTGGGATGAATTAGGTCATAAGACAAAATGGATGGCGTGGGTTCGCCATAAATATAATGACAGGGTTACAAAGATTGACATGAATCGAGCTAAACGCCGTTTTATGAGGAACTAAAGTTATGGGAAAAAGCACACCACCACAACCAGACGCACCGGATTACGCTGCGGCAAATCGTGAAGGAATTTACGCAGACATAGATACGCTGCCAACGCGCCGCAAGATTGAGTCGGCAGCCAGACTTGGTGAGCGGGTAGAGTATGCCGACCCAGATACAGGGGAGACAAAGGTTGCAGACTTCACCGGATTCGGTGATATGCAGCTTACCGAGCAGGAGATGAACTCTGCTCTTGACATGATTCCAACTATGTCACAGGCACAGTTGGATAATCTAACCGAGTTTGGCCCACAATTTGTTCAGCAGCAGAGAGAGCAGTTGCGGCAAATGGCTCCGGAAGAGTTTGATTTGCGCGAGGAATTTGCTGGTCGTTTGCGTGGCGGAGAAAGAACTTCCGAGGAGTTGGCTTCCAGTATGCCATCGGTTCCTGAATATGAGGAAGTTGATGCGCCGACCTTGGAGGACACTGGGATTCAGTCAGCGATGCGCGGGGATTTAGAGGAGTCCATTGCTGACAGGCTTGCTCTTGGGGAAGGACTTTCGGCTGGGCAAATCACGGCGATAGAGCAGGACATCTTGGGTCAGGCAGCGAAGCGCGGCCAGACGTTGAGTGGTGGCACTGCGTTACGGGAGATTCTAGGAAAGTTCAGGGCTGGCGAGGAGCTTGGAAGACAGCGTAGAGCCGAGGCTACTGGCTGGCTTGCCAGCGGGCAGGGAACTGCTGATACCCAGAACAGATTAGCCCAGCAGAGTTTCGCTAATGCGATGGGCAGGGTACAGCAAATCAATCAGGCCCGTGGGGCTACCTTTGCTGGACAGCAACAGAATATCGGGCAACAGATTGGCACACGGCAGCAGGATGTTAGTAACATTCAGTCAATGCTTGGACTGCAAACAGTTGCCGCGCAAGGTGGTGCATTGGCAGGATTACAGCAAGGCGCATCACCGTTCACGATGCCACAGATGGCCCGTGGGATAGGGTTAGATGCAGGAGCAGGTCAGGCTGCAACGCAGTTCGCTGGTAACGTGTTTGGAACCCAAGCCCAGATGTGGCAGACACAGATGGCTCAACCGAGTGGACTGGAGAGGGCTGTTGGAATGGCGGGTACTCTTGCTGGAGGTGCTGGCAGCATTATGTCTGGTGTTGGTGATATGAACAAGTGCCACGTTGCCCGTGAGGTGTACGGAAATGAGAATCCGAAGTGGGTTGAGTTCTTTGTCTGGAAGGAGACGAAGGGGCCGCGCTGGTTCAAGGCACTATATAATGAGTATTCAGAGCAGTGGGCGAAGTTCATTAGCAATAAGCCGCGCATCAAGGGAATTATCCGCAACTGGATGGACTCCAAAATTAAGGGGGAATAATTATGGCTGATGACAAAGACGATAATGGTTTGAAGAAGGCTGAAGAGGCTCTTAAAAAGGCAGAGAATAATACTGTGCTGAAGAATAAAAACTCGCCAAAGTACAAAGCAGCCGTCGAGCAACTTCAGAAGGCCAGAGCAAACTTTAAGGCAGCGGGTGGTGTGTCAGGTAATACACCAATAATAAGAGCCAGTGAACCTGCATTAGACCTTCCACCTGCCCCGACAGCCCCAACTACGGGGCTTGGGGGTTCTGGTCAACTCGCACCATCACCATTAGTAAACCAATCAGACAAGATTGTTGCTCAACAAAGGAATGGGAAGGAGAAAAAGACAGAGGGGGAGAAGAAGGTTGCCCAAGAATTAAAGAACGCCAAACAATTAGGGAAAGACAAGGCGTTGGGTGCTGCTAATTTGGCAACAATGTTGGCAGAGGAGAAAAAGAATGCCGATACAGCAGCACGAAGGAGTGAGAAGGAGAGACAGGTTAGGGAAAAGCACGACAAAGATAAGCCCTCTGCTTGGGAAATGGGCTTTGCCACAATGACGGGCGGCTTGGGTGGATTGTTATTCGGGACATACGATAGACATTCTAAAGCCTCAAGGGGTGCGGAGGTAGAGATTGAAGAGTTGAGGAAGCAGAATAGACTCACGGATGCCGCTATGGGTAGAGCCGTCACTGGCGCAAGAACTGGTAGAACAGCAGCTAGTGTACGGGACAAAATATGGAGTGGCACTGATGAGCAGGAGTCGGGTGAAACGTCAAGTATTTTCACTCATAACATTTGGGAACCGTATATTAACCCCAAAGATTCCAAGGAGAATCGGGTAAATATATTGGCTGGAATTGACGGCCCCAATGGCATTTTCAAGGTGGGGGATTCTTACGAGAAGACGTTTGCAGACATAGAAAAGGTTTTTAAGAAGGCAGCTAAACATAATCCGAAAGATGTTATCTTGGCTCGTAAGATTAACAGCAGAATCTTGGGGGTAATGAACGACAATAAAGAGAAGGTGTCCACCGAGGACAAGTTTAATTGGAACAAAGAGAGACTTTCGGTTGCTGTTTACAAATCCTTCCCAGATATATTTGATGAGGATATGCGGGAGTCTGTAATAAATAACATTGACTTTGCAGACGATAAAGCTCCTTACGATGCTATGGCCTCCAACGCAAAACTTGGTGCAAAAATTGCCCTGTTTGATGCTTTAGCTGAAAGCAAGGATAGGAAGTTTGATAAGTTTAAGAAAAGATGGAGACACGTTCTTGCCAATGAGAAGGGAGTGTTATCTAATTCAGAGGCTTTGGACAATCTGTTGAGCGAAACGGTAGCGGATTCTAATGCAATATGGAATAACTTGGAAGTGTTTGAAACGCTCCAAAAAGATTCCAACAAAGCTGCCGAAAGGCTTGAGAACGCAAATCTAAACGGTAAGCCACCCAAAGAAATCGCAAGGCTTGAGAAGGAGTTTAAGGCATCGAAGGACAGACAGGAATTAGCTGCTACTGTTGCAGGTAAAACCGGAATGGAGCTTGTTGTTAATAAGGACGGCTCTTGGGGTGTTAGGTCGGAAGCGAGTGAAGGACAATCACTGATAAAGGGCTTCACTGATGACAAGGGGCGTTACCGTTGGACTCCAGACATCAATTCCATTAACAAGATTCGGGGGGATACCCCAGCCGAAACCAAAGTTCTGCGGGTGAGGGCTTTGGCTGAAGCGAAGGCGATTATTGCAGACCTCTCTAGGCATCCCGCAGGTTCACTGGTTTCTGTGCCAGCCAATGTTGACGATATTGTGGCCCCCGAAGAATATAGGAAATTCTTGGAAGGTTTAACTCCCGCAGAACACGATGAATATGCAAAGACATTTGGTTCCGTTATTGCGAGGGTTGTAAATGGCGATGTCACTCTGGAAACGGTTCGTGATGGAGGGGATTTGAAGGCAACAGCGGAACAGATGCAGAGGTTGGGGGGAGATGCTAGGGTTTTCAAATACATTGAGGACGTTATTGAAGCGAAGAGGAAAGAGTAGGCTATTACAATGGCAGCAGAACCTCCAACACAACCACCGATAACCGGAAGTGATATTCAGAAACTTTTGGGGTTAACCCCTGCCGTCAAGCCCGACGATGAGGAGGAGAAGAAAGAGGAGGAAGTTGTAGAGAAGCCCAAGGTGATGACGGGTGAAGAGATGGCGCGTCTAGCGGGAGTCAAGTACGGGCCACGGGAAGAAGAGGAAGGTAAAGAGGGAACAGCCGCATGGGGTAGGCTGCTTGCGAGGGAACAGCAGGAGGAGGCGGAAAGGAAAGAGGGCAGGTTATCTCTTCGTAAGCGTCCTGGTGTCTTCCCACCATCCGAGGCTGCAGAGGAGGCTCCGTATCTTCTTGACCCCAGCCACCCTGAATATATTTCAGAGAAGGAATGGATAGCGCAACAGGAAGCCCAAAGAACCCAAGCCAGCCAACAGTCTCTTCGTGCGTCTTTGCGACAACCCTCGGGAGCGAGTCCTGACCCTACGTTACCCCATTTAGGAGGCACACTACTCACCGAGGAGGAGATTGCGAAAAGAAAGGAGGAAATGTATTATGCGCCTTCATGGCTCTATTCATCGGGGATACCCAAACCACAGGGCTACGAATCGGTTTTCCCCCTGAAGGGCCGCAGTGCGGGTGAGGCAGTGTGGGGGTCGTTAGAGTCTGATGTTAGGCTGACGAGAGATATGGCGAATTATCCATTCAAGTTAGCATCAGACGCCATAGTGTGGGGCATGAAAAAGGCGGTCGGGGCGGATGAAGAGATGACAAAAGAGGCTGTGGCGGCTAGTGGCGAGATGACTGGGATGGTAGCTGGGTTAAAGTATGGTATGGATATTCAGAAGGTTCCCTTCGGGCATCCCATAGCAAAAGCATTTGCTCCACCCATAGGGATGGGTCTTGGTTATCTACTTGGCAAACATCACTTCAAGGGGGAAGCACCCACAAAGGGAGAATTGGCACAGGTTATGACTTACGGGTCGGCATACAGTTCAATGCTTTCGCAGCTTCCAAAGCTCGGATACCTGCGTTCGATGGGAATTGGTGCTGTTGAGCTAAACGTCATAGGCGAGGTTGCTGCCCAGCAAAGAAGCCTGATTGATGAGGGCAAGCCGTCCCCCATTGGCACTGATGAGTTTTGGAACAGGCACGCCATTGAGACTGGGCTTGGTGTGCTAGTGGGTGCTGCGGCAGCGCACAGCGGTAAGCCCCCCAAGCTGCCATCATCCGGAAACAAGGAGGTTGCAGCCCTGAAAGGGTTGGAAGGGAAACACGCACGGCTTGCCAAGGCCCAAAGACTCCTTCAGGACAAGGCTCTCAACCCGAAGGCACACCCCGATGCAAAGGCAAGCGCAGTCGCAGACCTTGAGATACTTGCCCCCAAAATTTCCAAGGTTGAGGGTGAGATACTTGCGCTCTCACAGAGCGTTCCCGTTAGAAACCATGCTGCCTCCAGAGCGATTGAGGTTCTTAACAACCGCTGGGACAAGTACAGAGAGATTGCGAAGAACAGGACAAACACAGAGGGCCAACGGAAGACCGCAGAGAAATTAGCCAAGCAGCTTGAGGATGATATTGCCCTGTTCAGTGCGAACTGGGAGAGGTTCGGTGAGACTGTTAAAAACAACCCTCAATGGACTAGCCGTCTGCTCGCGCATCTGAAACAGGAGGAAGCGTTGAAGAACGCCGCTATGGTCACAAAGCATGGTGGCAGGGAAGAGGTTCTGAAAAAGACATTAGAATACTTTAAGGCGTTTGAAAAGGGCGACCAAGACGCCATGCTCGCCCAAGCCAGATTACTTGAAGGGTCAGTACCACACCACGCCCAGACAGCCGTTGGTAGGGCATATAAAATTCCGACTTGGTGGGAAGAGACTAAAGGGATTCTGAATCCCAAAGTCAGTTCCGAAAGGGCGGGAACGGGTGTTGGTGGAAAGACAACCTTCCTGTCTTGGGCGGCTCGTACTGGTGTTCCCCGTAGACTGTATCTTTCGCAGGTCAATGTCCTGATAGATGCTGCCAGAAAAAGCCCGTTGGGCAGGGCTGGCAGAGTCACGGAGAGCGAGGCTTGGAAGCTGGCCCTAAAGATGCAGAAGGCTTTGGAAGAGGGCGAATCGTTAAGCGCAGCCAACCTAGACACTTTATGGGGACAAGCCAAGAAGCTCGGATACGGCAGAACAGGGCCGATGACTGGAGAACAGCTTTTCAAACTTAAACAAGCAGATGAACAGGTGGAGCAAATTATGCGTACCCTCTATGAAGGGGAACCCCCACCCAATTACAAATTAAAGTTGGATGATAAGGGCTTGATTCCGGTAGTTGAACCAGTCTGGGAGTTTCCAGTCGGTGTGGAAATGAAAGGTAAACTGGTTCCGACATTCAAGCGGGGACTGTTAGAGGCCAAGAAGGCGAAGGAAAAGGGTGAGCCGTGGGCCATGACAAAGGAGGAATTTGCTGCATCAGGAATCGAGGGCGGGGAGAAGGCACATGAGGCTGCTGTTCGCAAGGCGTTTGAAACAAACAAACCTGTTCCCATTAAGGTTGAGGGGCAGTTTCCCAAGCTGGCAAACGAGTTCCGAGAAAAGCGGCATTGGGCGAGTCAGTTGCAGCAGCCGTCTGTATCGTCAGACCCGAAGATAGGCAACGTAAACATCATTCACAAACTCCGGCTTGAGGAGGCTCGGAGGTTGTATGATGAAGCATCCCCAACGGCAAGGTCTATATTTGACGGATGGCGTAAGACCCAAGAATCCATTGGTAGGATGATGGAGAGTCAGGGTTTGATTATTGAGGGGAAGAAAGGAAACCAACGCTTCCTTTGGGATGGTACTGTACATTACCCCCGAATGGTGAAGCAGGAAATTAAGGATGCCCTGAACAACCTTGGCAAATTGAACACCAAGGGAAGAAAGGCTGCTTATCAGAATCTTCTTAAATGGCATAAACTCCCCGACACAAAAAAGTCAAAGGAAAAACTGGCGGAAATTTATAATGAGATTATCACGAAGAAGACGAAGGATGGTGATGCCACTTCGATGACCTACAAGCCCCTTGAGATGGCAAGAGAAGGAACAGAATTTCACCCGCAAGTTTTTGATTATACTCCGGAGGGGATGGGAAACTATGTGGCCTCTGCCTCGGAGAGAATAGAACAGATAAGAGCCTACGGTCAGGCTAAAACTTTAGAGGGCAAGACTAATCCGGAGTATGCTTTTAACAGGGCAAAAAGGTATCTTGATGATGATGACACGAAGGCTTTTATTGATGATGCAGAGAAGTCCGTTTCGTTCAGGAACAGTCCTGAATGGCAAGCATTGCACGGTGCGACCACACTGGCGAAGATTGCCAACCCGTATAGTGCAATGAAAAACCTTACGGGGTTCCTTCAGCTTGCGAAGCATTTCGATGCTTGGGGCGTTAGTAAGGCAGCAGCAAAGGCGTTGCGTGACAACACCCTTCAGACATTCGGCGGCATGGATGGGAAGGTGGCCGAGCAGTTGGGTATTGTTAATAAGAATATGGCGCGAGTCACAGAACTCATAGGCGACAGCCCAAGTGGCAAGGGGTTCTCAAAGGCTGTTACTGGAGGTCTAGAGGTTTCTACCTTTGGCCCATCCGAAAGACTTGTTCGGCAGGGAGCATATAGGGTTGCCGAAGCTAACGTGGTAGACTTTGTTAATCTCCACACAAAAATCGGGGGTGATATTGCCAAGAAGATTGCCCAATACGAGGAGGCGATGTTCCTGCACCCAACCGCAGATGCCAAGATATATTTGGATAACATATATAAGGCCAAGGTTCCGTTTGGAAACAGGGACATTCGTAAGTACGGGGAGTCAGTAAGGTGGATGATTAGAAATCATATTGACCCGAATAAGATTTTCCGTGAGGCGATGAACCCGCCGACAGAGATAGGCGCGAAGGTGGGTGGACATAAGGGCGGGGTGCTGCCGGAAACAAGAGCCTACTACAAGAAGGTATCCAATGTAACCCAAGGCGGATATAGGTATTCTCACCTTCCGCAACATATGCTTACCAGTCCACTTGCAAGGGCATCACAGAAGTTTACCAGTTGGTCAAAACAGATGAACGAATCCTTCCAAGAGAACGTGGTTGCCGAGGCTAATCGCGGGAACTGGAAACCACTGGCTAAACACTTTGTTGCAGGGCAGCTAGGCGCAGAAGCCTTGCGTGGGGCTGGTTCGGCTACCGGACTGTCGAGAGGTTACGGCAGCAGGGAAGCATCCTATGATGAAATCTTGAGCCTTCTTGAAGATGAAGACTATCCGGAAGCGGCCAAGCAGCTATTGATAAGGGGAGCCTATAACATATGGACAGCGGGACAGGGCGATATGCTTTTTGACACGGTTGCTGGCATGGAAGTCATGTCAAGGGAGGGATTTGGTGGCAGCGGTGCGCCGATTGGGCCGTTGATGGAGTCCAGTATAAAGCTGATAAAGGATGGTACGGACTTTTACAGGCATAGAAGCGAAAAGGTATTAGTAAAACGCTTGGCTAGTCAGATTAGCGCATTTAACAGAGGCTCCAGAGCAGCAACGGCAGCGGGAGTGATGGGGGAGGATAAGAAGGAGCTTGCCAGAATGATTAACCTGAAGAGCAGGATGAAGGGGATGGCTGGAAGGTTTAGGGAACACGCTGAAATTGATGACCCCCTAGTAGAACCAGCTTCAGAGGCTACGGAGTTCACGACAGGTCGTGGGTATGACTTTAAGAACGAACTTACTGATGCCCTACTACTGGGCAGAGGGGATAGGGCGCAAAAGCTGTTTGATGATTATATCAAGAAGAAGGATACGGAGGTGGATGGCAAATTAACTCCAATGCAAATTGATAAAATTAAGAAGAGTCTTGGGAATACCGTCAGGAACAGGCGACCAATTCACGTTGGCAACACCATTAAGAAAGAAGATTACGAGAAGTTCAGGTCATGGATAGCCCAGTTTAATCCCAAGCTGGCTAACTCAATCTTTGAAATGGACACTGCTTATTGGAGGGCTGCGCTGGAGACTGAACTTATCGCGCCTGAAAAGGAAATGACTAGGGCGCAGGAGTTTGAGAAGAAGAGCAGGAACACGGCATCAGTCAACAGGGTAAAGGGTGAGGCACTGTTTGATTTATGGTGGGAGGGGGTTGACCACCCGCTCATCTCTCCGGAGCAGAAGAAGCTACATCACCGCCAAGCTGGCAAGAACATTAAAGGGGTTGAGGCAAGGGAGGAAAGCCTTGAAAAGATGATGGAAGACTCTTGGGCTAAAGAACTGTCCACAAGGGGTGCTGGTCAGTATGTTTACAAGACCCCCGAAAGGACTGCGGAATACATAGCGGCCAATAGAAGAAGGGTCTTCACCCGCTCGCTTCTGTTTGCGAAGACTCTTAACCATCGGTTAGCGGAGGTTCTGTTGGAGGATGGATTCAGTATGTCCCAGCCCGAAGACAGGATTGCCTACCTGAAGGAAAGGTGGGATGACATGGAAATCAGCAAGCCACGCCAGCAGGAGTTGTTTAAGAAACTTGAAGAGTGGAAGATTCTAGGTGAGGAAGATTTGATGATGAAGGCTTCTGTTGAGGAAGCAGAGAGAAAAGAGCGCGAGGAGAAGAAGTAACGCAGGGTGAAGGGTTGAACTATCGCAGATACATCAAGAATAGGGAGCGTTGCAGAACTTGCAGTTGCGTCGAAATTGGTTGAGCTTGGGTTCACGGTAAGTTGGCCTTTGAATACAGACACCTACGACCTAATAGCCGAGAAGGGTGGCTTGATTAAACGCATCCAAGTCAAGACCGCCACACTATCAAAGCACCACAGTTATCGGTGCAGCCTGTCACATGGGACGGGGAAGAAGAGAAGGGGGTACACGGTTAAGGACTGCGACTTCATTATTCTTTATGCCCCGTTCGCAAAGGACTACAAAGACGTTCTACATGACGGGTACTACGTCATCCCCGTGTTAGCTACTGGAGACAGAACCTCCTCCGCAGTTATCTTCCCCGCAGGGAAGGGCAAGGGAAACATTATGGTATGCAAATGGGAGAAATATAAAGATGGGTGGAAGAGTATTTAAGAATAAGTTCCCGAAGAGTTGGATAGGCAAGCGGGTTGAAGTTGAATGGCTAGACCCCGCTGGTTATGTTCAGAGCGAACTGTCCAAGGTTAAGCCCTGTATGTGTGTAACCAGCGGAATCCTTTCCTCCGTGCAGGAGGAGTTTATTATCATCACCTCAAGCCACTATAAGGATGATGAGAAAGACCCAATCGTGGATGCCACCGCAATCACGAAAGGGTGTGTAATGCGTATCACTCAAGGCTGACTGACGCTACCTTGTCAATGAGCATTTTGCGCTTCTTACGCAGCGCAAAATACTCCTTCTTAATATCGTCATCATCCCAGTGGTAATCTCCCCCAGCACAATCACCCCTATGCTGAAGGCACTCGGTAATCTTTACTTCAACAGCTTCAAGCACCCTCTGCATTTCCCATATAGAGATAGGCTTACGAGCGGGCTGGTTAATATCAAACAGCATTTTCAAACTCCTTTCTCTTGCGGGCCAACTCCTTGCTACGATGTTGTGCGCTAAACTCGCTGAAGTATTTCTCTGCATCCAGTATGCACTGGGCATACCCTCTTGGAATGTTAAGGTCTAGCTCATTTTTAATCTTCTTGTAACCGTGAAGCGTAGTGCCGTGGTCACGACCTCCAAGCACCTCACCAATTTTCTTGTAGGACATAATACCCTTTACCCTCAACAGCCAATAGGTAGTTTGCCTAGCCATTGTTATTCTTTCCGCTCCTCGATGGGGTCGGATTATTTCATCAGCCTCAATACCGAATGCGATTGATGAGGCCACTGTTGCCATGCGAGCCAGAGTCATATCCGATTCGCTGGGCTTTAATGATTTGCTTTTCTCTTTCATAATTCTTCTTTCTTTTAATCAACCCCCTCCCCGCAACCGCAGTATAAACAAAGCAGGGAAAGGGTTGGGTACTGTTCAGTACCTAATTAAAACGGTGACTCACTACCAGCGGAGGCAGCAGGGACACCCTTCTGAACGGCTAGTCCAACTCGTGTTGTGCCTTGCTGGTCTTCTTCAGACCAACCGGACAGGAACAAGCTAACCTTGCCTTCAGCATCAGCAGCGTCTTTAAGGAGTGCGAGGTCGAGTTCAACAACCTTGCCCTTGAAGTCAGGGTCATTGCTGCCCTCACGCTTGCGTTCGTTCTTATACAGCCAGCCTTTTTTAGCGACCTTACTGTAATCCAGCTTTACTTTTTGTTCTTCAGCCATGTTACTATTTCTCTTTTAGCTTCTCTCTGACACCGCTTGCCCACCCCTCAACTGCATCCGCAATGGAGAGTAGCCGCTTACTAACGGCTGGGTTCTTAATCGGTTCATCGAGATTGATATGCTTCATCAGTTCCAGTTGCCCAGCAACCGAGAAGCCAAATTGTTTTATAGCTGTGCAGGTTTCCTTCCTGCCACACCAGCGGCAGTAGTCGCACGGCCAAGGTGAGCGTGTCGGGTCTTCAACCGAATCAACAATCGCATACACAATGTCCTCCGCTTCCTCTATCGTAATGTCAAACTTATCCACCTTCTTGTACTTGGAATAAACCAAGTGACAGGTCAGCTTCTTGTCACCAAACTTCTGCATCACGCCCAATGCGTAAGCTGCCATCTGCTGCTTGTAGTCACGCATCAGCCCTGTCTTCAGGTCGAACAGGTGACCCTTGCAGTAGGCATCCATGCTGCCGAATGAGATTTCCTCACCGTCACGCATAATGGAAACACGCTGCTCGGAGATTAGTTTCTTCTTGCCAGCCACGGATAGGATGTATCCAGCAGCCCAAGTAATCTCTTTGGGGTAATCTTTAATAGGCATTATACTTTAGCCTTCCATGCTGTCAGGAGTTTCTTCTCAAGCAATCCGCGCAGGGTTGTGTCAGTGCTACGGGTGATGCCAGTGATGGCGCAAGCTACCTCACTTACGCTTGCCTTCGGGTCACGCATAACCCGTTGGGCTATTCCTTCCCATTGTTTTATTTTGTCTGGTTCTTGTTTCATAAATTTACTTTCCCCTTAACAGCGAACTGTTGCAGTTGTGATTGGTTCAGGGCGTACCCTTTGCCGTGTCCCAAGTCTATAATGTTTTCCTCTTTCAATAGCTCCCTTGCACTTGCGTATCCAACCAGCTTGTATGTCGGACACTGACCAACCATCAACACATAGTAGTCGGCATCTTCCGGTGTCTTCTTGAGAGTAGCCAGCAACCTCCCGTTCTCATACTTCGTGACCTTAACATCTATACGTTCCCCAGCCCTGCCGTCCACATCCCAGCCGCCCTGCCTCGGCCCCACCGTCAGGTCGGGCCAGTAGTTAAAGTGTTTACAAAACGCCATCTCCGATGCCATCCCTTCCAAGTCTGTCTCGTAGTCTGATTGCTTTCCCATCTTCCGGTTGGTCACACCCGCCGCACGAGCCACATTAAATCTCATCGCTGCCAGCATTTGTGCAGTTGCAACCTCCGCAGAATCGAGTGTGATAGTCATGTCGAAAGCAACTTATAAATCATAAACATAATCCCA